CAATGGCTACCACAACGTATGGCTCGATCTCGCAGCGTACCGCTGCATGGGCCGCCACGGAGATGCTCCAGCACGCGGAGCCGATCCTGGTGCTCTCGAAGTTCGGTCAGAGCAAGCCTCTGCCGAAAAACAAAGCGGACACCGTCAAGTTCCGCCGTCCCGTCCCCTTTGGCGGGCTCACCTCGCCGCTGACCGAGGGCACCACGCCCACGGCGCAGCAGATGCAGTACGAAGATGTACAGGTGCAGCTCGACCAGTGGGGTGCCTTTGTCGAGATCACTGATGTGGTCAACGACCTGGCCGAGGACCCGGTGCTCTCGGATGCCTCGATGCTCTGCGGCGAGCAGGCCGCTGAGACCGTCGAGATCCAGACCTGGGGTGCGCTTCGCGCCGGGACCAATGTGTTCTACTCCAACGGCTCCAGCCGCTCGGATGTGAACACCCCGATCAGCCTTGATAAGCAGCGCCAGATCACGCGCCAGCTCAAGGCCAACCGTGGCAAGAAGGTCACCAGCATGATCGGCGGAAGCCCCAACTACGAGACCCGGCCGGTGGCGCCTGCGTATATCGCGTTCGCCCACACCGATCTCGAGTCGGATATCCGCGATCTGCCGGGATTCACCCCGACCGAGCAGTACGGTCAGATGGAGGCGCTGCCCCATGAGATCGGCAAGGTCGAGGACGTTCGCTATGTGCTCTCCCCGGTGCTTGATAACTACGCATCGGCGGGCTCCAGCACGCTGAACGGCACGGTCTCGAGTGATGGCAACAACGCGGATGTCTATCCGGTTGTCTATGTCGCCAAGGATGCCTACGGGTTGATCCCGCTCAAGGGCGCCAACGCCATCACCCCCAAGGTCTTGAACCCCGACACCCCGCGTGGCGGTGACCCGCTCGGGCAGAAGGGCTCGGTGGGTTGGAAGACCTACTTCGTTGCGAAGATTCTGAACGAGGACTGGGCGGCACGCCTTGAGTGTGCAGCCACCGACCTCAGTTGAATCTAGTCTGGCGCCGCCTCCAACCCGGGGGCGGCGCTTTTATCTCTAGGAGATTCTGATGGCCAAAGACGGGCTTTATAAGAACATCCACCAGAAACGCAAACGCATTAAAAACGGCTCCGATGAGCGGATGCGTCGCAAGGGCGAGAAGGGTCGCCCCACCGACAAGGACTTCAAAAAGGCCGCCAAAACGGCAAAGAAGTAACCCCCTTAACCGAATCCCCCAACGCCCTCGTCAGCGCCGCTGGCGGGGGTTTTTTATTTCCGACATGAGGAAGTTGACGATGTCCGAAATCAATGTCTCTCAGATGGGCCGCGATGCGCTCGAAGCGACCGCCGCCGATCTTGGTATCGAGTACCGCTCAAACATTAGCGATGAAAAGCTCGCCGAGCGCATCCGTGTGCATCTAGGCGAGCCCGCGCCGGCGGTCACCAAGGGCGAGGATCTTGCGCCGAATACCGCCGAGAAGCGCTATCGGATCGTGATCGCCACCGACAGCCAGGACAAGCAGCCGATCCGGGTCGGGGTCAACGGCCACAGCTACACCATCAAGCGCGGCGAAGAGGTCACCGTCCCCGCGCCGGTGGTCGAGGCGCTCAACCACGCGGTTCAGTATGTCTACGACCCCCAGACGATGGCGCGCCAAGAGGTGCTCTCCTACCCATTCCAGATCCTGGGCGAGGTGGCCTAAGTGACGTTCCTCGAGCTCTGCCAGGCGCTGCGCCGCGAGGTGGGCGCCTCCGGCACCGGGCCGGCCAACGTCGAGGGGCAGACCGGTGAGTATGCCCGGTTGGTGGAGTACATCCGCAACGAGTGGGTGCGCATCCAGGAGCGCCACCAGCGGTGGAACTTTTCATGGGCCGAGGGCTCGATTGAGGTCGAGCCCAGTTTTCGTGAATACGATCTCCCGGCCGATGTCGCGGTGGTCGACCACGACACCCTGTATCTGGGCGACACCCACTTAAACGTCGTCGACTGGCGACAGTTTCGCGAGGACTTCCGCAAGCCTTCCGGGGCCGAGGTCCGGCGGGTGAGCTTTGCCCCTAACGGCCAGTTGTATCTGGAGTCTCACCCCAAGGCAACCGGCGACCTTACCTTCGAGTACTGGAAAACACCCCAGGTGCTTGTCGCCAACAACGATGTGCCTCGGGCCCCGAGCGTCTACCACATGGCGATCGTCTATGCGGCGATGGGCCAGTACGGGCTTTATGAGAATGCCCCCGAGGTGGTGCAGCAGGCGCAGAATAACTACGCCGGGATCTACCAGGAGATGGTCAACCGCGAGCTCCCCGGGGTGAAGATCCAGGGGCCGCTCGCATGACCCGGACTGCTTATATCCCGTTTGGCGGTGGGATCGATCTCACCACCCCCGTGAGACAGGTCGACCCGGGGCGGTGTTTGTTCGCGGTCAACTACGAGTGCCCGGTCACCGGGGGCTATCGCCGGATCGAGGGCTACACCCAGGTGGGTGGCGCGGTCCCGGGCGAGGGCCCGGTGCTGGGGGTGGTGACGTTTGCCGATGACTACTACGCGGTGCGCGCTGATGCGGGCGGCGGGTCAGCAACCCTATACAAGCTCGACAGCGGCACCTGGTCGGCGGTGTCGGGCTCGGGGGGCGCGCTCAACCCGGCGAGGCATGAGTTTGTCGAGGGCAACTTCCTTGCCACCGCCGCGGGGCGCTCACTCTACGGGGTGGGTTTTGGCAAGCCCTTCGAGCTCGGCGTGGATGGCAGCTTCCGGGTGCTCGATAACGCGCCCTCGGGGGCAAAGTTCATCGCGATTCACTCCAACCACCTGATGTTGGGGTTTGAGCCCGGATCGCTGCAGCACTCCGGCGTGGGTGATCCCAACAACTGGGACGCGGCCACCGGGGGCGCGGGCGAGATCGGTGTATCAGAGGAGATCCGCGGCTTGATCTCTGGCCGTGGCGGCGCCCTCCATATCGGGTGCCGGGACTCGATGAAAGCGCTCTTTGGCACCTCGCCGGCGGATTTTGAGCTGAAAATCACGGTGCCCAACTCCGGCGCCAAAGCCTACTCGATGAGCTCGTTTACCGAGCCCTACTATGTCGCAGAGCGCGGCATCACCAGTCTCCAGGCATCTAACGACTTTGGCGATTTCACCCCAAGCCTGCCTGGGGCAGCGATCCAGCCGCTTTTCAGCGATCAGGAATACGCCCAGCGCGTGGTCGCCTCGATGGTCTCCAAGCGCCGGGTTCAGTATCGGCTCTTTTTCAACGACAAAACCGGGGTGTACTGGTCGCCGGCGGGCGCCACCACCATTGAGCTGCCCGATCAGATCGCGGTCGCCGACCAGGGCGAGACCGATGGCGGTGAGGAGGTGCTGCTGATCGGCGATGAGAGCGGCAACGTCTACCGAATGGATAACGATGCTGGCTCGTTTAACGGCGCCCCCATTACCGGGTTTTTGACCCTTGCCTACACCGATCTCAGCGCCCCTGGGTCGAAAAAGCGCTACCGCCGGGCGTTTTTCGATATCGACTCAGGCACCGAGCAGACCATCTCGGTGCGCCCGGACCTTGATTACGGCGACATCGAGTCGGCCAAGCAGCTGCGGTTTTTCCTCGATTACCAAAACACCGGTGGGCTCTGGAACGTGGATGCCTGGGATGAGTTTGCCTGGTCGGCCCCGGTGCTCGCCAACGAAGCGGTGGATGTCGCCGGCTCCGGGGAGTCGATCGGGTTTTCGGTCTACTCCTCCGGCATCACCAAGCCCCATGTGCTCTACGGCTACACCTTGAATTACGAACCAAGGAGGCGCCTCCGTGGCTAGATATTACGATAATTCCGCGCAGTCCCAGCGCTTTCAGCCGGGCACCACTGTCCGCTCGGATGAGGTTGATGGCAAGTTTGATTCGGTCGCCTCGGGGTTCTCTGATGTGGAGACCGATGTCGATCGCTCGTTGAAGTTGGCCGCTGATGGCTCCAACCACGAAGTGGCAGCCACCGCGACACAGCGCCGCAACAAGGTGGTGGGTTTTGATGGGCAGGGCACAATGGCGCTGCTCGGCGGCTTTAGCTGGCGCGGCGACTATGCCTCGGGCACGGAGTATTTCGTCAACGATGTCTTCCGCGACCCAACCACCAAGAATCTCTTGGTAGTTGATGAGCGCCACACCGGCGGCGCCAGCATTGACACTGCCAAAACCTCGCTTGCTATCAATGTCGAGGATGTCGAAAACGCCAAAGCCGCTGCCAAGGCGAGCGAAGACGAGGCCGAGGCGTGGGCCAGCCAAACCACCGGGCAGGTAGATTCCACGGACTACTCGGCCAAAGCGTATGCAATCGGCGGCTCGGGCGTTGACGGGTCGATTGGCTCGGCAAAAGACTGGGCGATCAAGACTAATGGCACCGTTGATGGCACCAATTTCTCGGCGAAATACTGGGCCACCGACACGAATGTCACGACGGTGTCGGGCAATATCGGCGACATCAACACCGTTGCCAGTGATATCACCGATGTCACGACAGTCGCCTCGGAGATCGGTGCAGGTAAAGACATCACCGTCCTTGCCGCCGACCTCTCCAGCGCCGACACCGTTGGCACGGTGGCCAGCAATATCGGGGATTTGGGCGCCGTCGCCACCGATATCGCCAATGTCAACACGGTAGCGGGTGACAGCGCCGATATCGCGACGGTATCGGGCATCAGCAGCGATGTCAGCGCTGTAGCGAACATCGGCTCGGCGGTCACCGCGGTGAACAACATCGCCCCCGAGGTGCAGAGCGTCGACGCCAACTCGGCAGACATCACTACCGTTGCCGGCATCGGCTCAGATGTCAGCACCGTTGCGGGGATTGATAGCGAAATCAGCAACGTCTCGATCAACGCCTCGGTGGTCGACACCGTAGGCAGCGATCTGGCGGGCGGATCATTCAGCTACGATCTTGGATCAATCACCAACCCGACCCAGGCGCAGACCAATGTGCCGGATGGCTATATCATCTCGGTCTACAATATCCGCGGCGATGTGCAGACCGTTGCCGGGATTAGCGCGGCGGTCACGGATGTGGCCGCGATTGACGCTGATGTTCAAACCCTCTCGGGCATTGACTCCGATGTCAGCACGGTCGCCTCTCAGGCCACCGCAGTCTCGACGGTGGCTGGTGGCTTGGGGGCGGGCCAGGATGTCACGGTGGTGGCCGCTGATATCGGTGATGTCAGCACAGTCGCTGGCATCAGCGCCGATGTATCGGCCGTCTCAGGTGTGGCCTCGGAAGTCTCCACGGTCGCCGGTATCAGCACCGATATCACCACACTCAACGCCAACGAGACCAACGTCAACACCGTCGCCGGTAACATCGCCGATGTGCAGTCGGTTGCTGCGGTTGATGGTGACGTGTCATCGGTGAGCGACAACCTCACCAAGATCCAAACCGTCTCGAGCGATCTGGCAGGCGCGGCGTTCGGCCCCGACCTTGGCAGCATTACCGAGACGGCATCCGCGCCAAGTGGCGTGCCCAATGGCTACCTGACCACCGTCTACAACATCCGATCCGATGTTCAATCGGTCGCCGGTATCAGCGCGGATGTGACGGGTGTTGCGGGCATCGCCAGCGATGTCAGCGCGGTCTCCGGTATCAGCGCCGATGTGACGGCGGCCGCGGGCAACGCTGCCGATATCACCACCGTCGCCACTGATATTTCGGCGGTCAACACAGTTGCAGGCAGCAACGCTGATGTGCAAAGCGTTGCAGCAAACGTCGCCGATGTCGGTGTTGTGGCGGGCAACATCAATGATGTGACCAATTTCGCCGATGTTTATATCGGTGCGAGCAGCAATGCCCCGAGCACCCGGCGCGATGGCACACCCCTCGAGGCGGGCGATCTCTATTTCGATACTACGGCCGATGCGCTTTTCGTCTACACGGGCAGCGCCTGGCAGGTAGCAACGGCCGCCGCCGACCAGGTCGCCTATGACAATGCCGCTTCGGGGCTCTCGGGCAGCAATGTGCAATCGGCAATCGACGCCGAGGTCAATGCGCGCGAGGCGCACGAGCAAGACACAGGCAACCCGCACAACGTCACCGCGGCGCAGGCCGGTTACAACAACGCGAGCTCCGGGCTGACCGCGGCTGATGTGCAGTCCGCAATCGACGAGCTTGAGTCGCTCAAGGCGCAGCTAAGCGGTGGCAACACATTTGCGGGAGACCAGCAGATCACAGGCAATCTCACCGTCGAGGGCACCCTCGACTGCGGGACGTTGAACTAAAGAGAGGGCATTACGATGGCAACAGAACTCCAGTTTCGGCGTGGCACGACCACCGAGCACGACAGCTTTACCGGCGCTCAGAGCGAGGTCACGCACGACACCGACCGCAACGCGCTGGTCGTCCACGACGGCAGCACCCAGGGCGGACATCCGGTCGCGCGGTTTGACGAGAGCATCGAGGGCCGCAAGGCGCAGATCGCTCAGGGCTTTATCCAGCGTGAGGGCACGCGCGGCGATCTTGATATTGATCTTGCCGTTGCCATTGAGCTCAACCTGCTCGGGTTCCCCGTTGCCGGCGGCTACTATGCCGGGTTGATTGACACCATCGCGGGCACCATCGACTCGCAGGATGATTACCAGACCGGGCTGCGCTACGCACTGATTGTCGCGCCAAAAGACCTAGAAGGTGGTCGTGGGTCATCGCCCGCCGCAGGGCTGCCAACAGGCGATCTGGAGTGGGACACGCAGGACCGTGGCGGCGAGGCCGGGTGCTTTACCCGGTGGAATGGGCTTGAGGCCACGAACGTTATCATCGCCAAGAACGACACATCTTACGAGGTGCATGACTTCATTGAGGCGGTGCGCGCGCAGTACCCAGCAGTCAGCACACCGGGCGGAAGCGAGTGGTATCTGCCCGCGATGGACGAGCTGGAGCTGCTGTATCGCAATTTCAAGCCGAACAACGCGGACAACCGTGATGACACCCGGAATCGCAACTTCCCCGGTACGCAGGTGGTGGGAACCAACCCGTCCTCGGCGATTGAGGGCTTTCAGTACGAGAACAGCCCGCGCATCCCTGATGTGACCTATCTTGATCTGTTCAAGGAAGGCAACGCGCAGTCGCTGGATCAACTTCGGTATTGGTCGACGACCGATGCTGACGAAGGGGGCCGTGCCTGGATCCAGTACTTCACGCTCTCTGGGGCTGAGGGCTTCCAGATTGCCGGCGGCAAGGACTCCACCGGCCGCAGTGTGCGTCCTGTCCGGCGCGTCGTCCTTTAACCTTTCCCCTTCAAGGGTCACCAATAATGGCAAGAGCCAAGCAGCTTCCGATCTACAAAGAGGCGCAGCGTCTGGTCTCGCTGCTGCATGAGACCACGCGCAAAGCGCCTCGGGATCTGCGCCACACGCTGGTGCAAAAGCTGCTCACCGAAGCGGTTGAGCTGATCGTCGATATCGACACGGCCAACCGCAACGGGCTGGAAAAGCGCGTGGAGCATATCCAGCTCGCCCAACAGCGCGTCGCGCGACTTGATGTGCTGCTATTCGTCTCGATGGAGCAGCGCTGCCTCTCCCGCAAGGCCGCCATCAAGGCGATGGAGCATGTCGACGGGCTCGGCAAGCAGCTGCATGGCTGGTCGCGCAACGCCGAAAATCAGGTGACGCGGGCGCAGAACGCACCAGAGCCGGAGCCGTCTACGTGACGACCGGGAGCGTGTCAGACGACCGCTTGCCGCTCCCGCCACTGGCGATAGGCCCCACAGGGGCAGCTCCCAGCGGGTCGCATCCGCTGGCTGCGTGCATAGGAGCGGCGTTGGGCCGTGCCTGGAACCAGAACTTCACGAACTCTGGGAATGAGGGCATCCAGAATGCCAACAACAAGGACAACACCAACAACAGTGTGCGTCCTGTCCGGAGGCCGTCACTGCGCTCGTGTCACCTGACCTAAGCGTCGACGAGGTGGTTACTGCCTACGAGCAGTGCCGCCGCGCCAAGCGCAGCAGCGAGAGCGCGATTGAGTTTGAAATCAATTTCTCGCGCAACATCATGGCGATCTACCACGCGGTCCGCGACCAGACGTGGAAGCCGTCGGGGCACATGTGCTTTGTTGTGAAAAACCCCAAGCCGCGCGAGGTGTGGGCCAGCAATTTTGCTGACCGGGTGGTGCATCACATCTGCTACCACCGGCTGCGCCCCCGGTTTGAGCCGTATTGGATCGCGACGACATTTGCCTGCATAGAGGGCCGAGGCACCAGCGCGGCATCCGAGTGGGCCGAGCGCTCAGCGCGCCGGGTGACGCAAGGGTGGAGCCAGCCTGCCTGGCTTTTGCAAGTGGATATCAAAAACTTCTTCCCGCGCATCCATCGGCAGACGCTGCACGACATGCTCACACCGCGGATCTACGAGCCGTGGCTGGCGCACCTGGTCAACGAGATTATCAATGTCGATGTCACGCGGGATGCGCACTTCCCGGGCGACTCGGAGTTGCTGCGGCTAATCCCGAAACACAAAAGCCTTTGGCACGCCGAGCCGGGGCGCGGGCTGCCCATCGGCAATTTGACCAGCCAGTTCGGCGCGAATGTTTATCTCGACTGCATGGACCAGCGCATCGCTCGCTCGGGCGTGGCCAAGCATTACGGCCGCTATGTCGATGACATCGTGCTCATGGACCCGGACATCGACAACCTGCGCGCCGCTTATCGGATGCTCGTCGAGGAGCTCGCGGCACTGGGGCTTGGTCTGCACCCGGAGAAAACACGCTGCATCCCAGTCGCAGACGGATTTGACTTCTGCGGGCGATACATCCTGCCGCACCGCACCTACTTGCGCCGCCGAACGGCTAACCGCGGCTGGCAGGCGATTGAAGACATGGAACACAACAGTCACAAGGGTGAGACGCTGACCTCTTATTTCGCGCTCGCCCGGACATGCAACACCCACAACCTACGCAAGCAATGGGCGATCGCCGCCTCCCCAAGGGGCGTGGTCACGATGCGCAATCACACAAAAGCGAGGGCAACGCGATGACGATGGCAAAAGTCGAAAACGGATCGGTCACCACGGTTGGGCTGCCGGTCAACCTGCGCAGCTTTACCCGGGCGCAGTTAAAACAGATGGGCTGGCACAAGGTTGTCGGCACCGACAAACCGACCCAATCCCCGGCGCCTGGGTATCAGTGGTCTTATGGCGCCGACTGGTCCGCTCAAGACGGCGTGGTCTATGGCACCTGGTCTCAGGTTCAGCGCCCGCAACCGTATCCGAGCTGGTCGTGGGTTGACGGCGAAGGGTGGGTTCCGCCGACGCCAAAGCCCGAAGGCGAGTATTACTGGGACGAGGATTCGCAGTCGTGGATTGAGGAGACGCTGGGTTAGCGATGGTTGAGTCGCCCTGCGTGGACATCTGCCAAGTCGACTCGCGCTCTCTCTGCATCGGCTGCGGCCGCCACATTGACGACATCGTGCATTGGCCAGAGATGACCGATGCCGAGCGCAAGCAAGCCCTAGACCGGGCATTCCGATAACCCCACCGCGATCCATTTTTTTTATCGGCGCAAGCGCCGAGGGCGAAAGATTGCCTGATTGACGAGGTGAGCAATGGCAAAGAACCAAATCGACATGAACAGCGTCAGCTTGCCGTCGGTGCCCAAAGCGCCGGTGGCGGACGCCAACGCGGGGTTTGACTACCAAGACCC